CCTGTCTGTTCAGCAACATATCGCATTTCTTGCAGATACTCGACTGAAACACCTGTTGTACGGCTTAATTGTTCCATGGCGTCCACGCCTTCAAGAACGTTACCGGCCCATTTTGTTACAGCTGCGGAGGATGCTACAAGGGCAGTTGTTAAGCCTGCAAGAATCCCAATTCCTTTACCCAAGTTTTTATTAAAATTAAACAAAGGGCTTATTGAACCTTGAAAACTAAATTTTGTGACTAAATCATTAACAACTGCCATTATTTTGATTCCTTTTTTGCTTTTTCAATCTGATAATTTTCAAGAGCCTGGCTTATTTGTTCATACTCTATCATGTCGTAAAACTCTTTTGTATCAAGCTCCTGCAATTCTTTATATGAACCAAAACCTTGCTTGCAAAGATGAAAATACCAGAATTCCTCTTCCTCTATATTTGTTGCAGCGATTAAGTCCCCGTCATTATTCGCTGGAATAGGAACTTTTAGCTTCCAGCGATTCCGCTCAAAAAAGGGTAACTGATTGCCCCCAAAAAAGTTGTAATAAAAATCATGTAGTCCTGAGGGTATAAATCCCAGTGTGTTTCAAGCCTTGAAATCATTTGGCCCTCAAACAAGACAACTGTGTTTATAACCTTTTCAGCTTCTTCAAATTCAGGCGTTTCCAAAAAAGAAAAATCGCCTTTTTCAATCTGCCGTCCGAACTTAGAAAAGAATGCAAAAACTTTTCTTCTTTTTTTATGTGTTGTTTTTGTAAGCTGATAAGTACGGCCGTTTATCTCTGCTTCCCCGTCTTCATATACGGCCCTTATCATGTCCAAAGCTTTGCTTGAATCAGTCATTGTTAAATATTCCTTGTTGCACGCCTAAAACGGATCGTATACTCCATTGTAGCGTTACCGTCCTGGTCGTTTTTTGTGTCGGTCGGCTGAGTTGTAAAACTGCCGTTCTCAAGAATCCATGACTCAATACCGTCTGTTCCGTCTCGATTAAAGGCAGTTTTGCAAGAACCATTAAAAATTGTCGGTTCTTCGCCCCTTAAAGCATTATTAAGAAAACTATCTGATTCTGAATATTTTTGAACTGTTAAGGCAAGATCGTAAACCTCTGCATCAGTTCTTTTGTTTATATTTACGCCGCCATTACTTGAATTAACGTGGGCTGTTGCCTCGTTTGCCGGGGTAAGTGTAAGAAAATCACCTACCCCAAGTTCAGCAATTATTGTTCCGTTAAGTACAAGAGTTGTGGCGTCTGCTGGTAATGATATTACAGCCATTTAGCACCTCTATTTGTTAAAATTAATTATAATGTCAGCTTTATGAATCGCACCGGCATTTTTTACAGCACCCCGCAATACCGGTGAAAGCCTGTTTTGTCTGTCAACCTGTGGCTGATCTGCGAGACTACCGGCAAGAAAATAAAAACCATTGTTTAAGATATTCTGTTCAAAAGTTTCACGGTTGCCAAAATAATCTGGGCTTGACCATGTACCGGGAGCAAACACACCTGCACGCACAAAACCTCTTGTGGTTTTTTCTGCCTGGTCTATAAGCCGATTAACACCTTTTTTCGTTTGAGGTGTTTTTGTTCCGGTTTGTTTTAGCAAATTAAACGTATCGGTCTGGATAGCGTCTACAAAAGCAATTATATTATAAACATTGTCCGTAAAATCATTTGCAGGGCTTGTAAGCACAACCGGAGTGTTTTTAATGGTTGTATAAATATCAAGTCCGACGTTGTAAGCGGCTGTTATTTCCGACTGTGTATATTCTTCGGCTGCGACTGAAAGCTCTTTAAGATTCATTGTCAAGGCTGTATTTTCGCCGTTGAAATTAACGGTGTGGGCTCTTGCCATATAAGAAACAGCGAGTTTTCTATTATTTGCCTTGCTGTATAGCATTCTGTAATGGTCAAGGCTTGAGAGTTTGATATCCCAAACAACATTGTCAGTTGCGATTTCAAGATAATCTGCACCTGAAAAAACATCATAAACTAATACACTATTGGCGTTAGCCCATTCTGCAAGGTCTTTTGACTCAATGTCTGTTGGGTTATCAATAAAAACAGCACCTTTGAAATTAACGTTTGATTTAAGCTCTGTAATAGCTTCAAGCTTAGTTTCTGCCGCAAGTGTATCAGCCGCCGCCCCCTGTGTTGTCAATGCTCCTGTTCCCTCAGCAAGAGCAAGTGTATTGCCGATAAAAGTACCTGTTCCGCTGTCTGTTGCAAAGGTAATTGTACTTGTTGCACCTGTTGTGTCTGAGGTAATAATTATTCTCTGATTTTCAAGCGTTGCTGTTGCACCTGTTAGGGCTGTATCAATTATTGCTACTGCATCGTCAAGATTTGTTGCAGTCCGAAAATCAAGTGCGTTAAGAGTTTCGGTTGTTCCGTTAATATCAATTTCCAAATTTCCGTCAGATATCTGCTGCAATATTGGCAATGTTGCGGCTTCGCTTATCTGAGCTCCGGTTAATTTTGCGGCGGACGCTTCAACCGTTTCCTCCGCTGCTCGCCAATATCCAACAACAAGCACACCGCCGACGTTTGTCGGGTTTGGCTGTGTTCCAAAAAAAGCTGTAGCAAAATCGTTTGTTTTACTGTTCGTTCCGAAATCTGCCGCTACACTTGCACCGTCAGAATAAAGCCTGTATCTATTGTTGCTGTCTAAAACGTCGCCCTGTTCGCTTGTTATAAGCATAACTACGTTCATGTTATCCCTTGCAGCTAACTGCCCCTCTGGGATTAAGGCAACATTTACCACATTGCTTATGTTTGCCATGTTATGTCCTCTTTATTTTCTGTTATAAGTTCGCCCTGGGCTGTGTCAATCCTCAGGGTTGAAACAACTGTTTTAATGTTATAATGTACGTTTATATCAAGTTCAACACGTTCATTGTATTGTGAACCCATAAGCATTTTAACATCAGTTATGGTTGAATTTTGATAAACAGATATTCCAAGCCGCTCTTGAAGTTCATAAGCTTTTTGAGACCTTATCAAGAGTGAAAATTCTTCGGCCCTATCTGCTGCATTATCGTTGTAAAAACTGATTGTTACAGGTGCAGAATATTTTGAAACATAAGTCATCTCTTCCGCTTCGCCGTCGTATTTTTCGCTTTTTGCAATATGTCTTGAACCTCCAAGGGCATCAATCCCGATATAGGGGCTTGACATGTCTTCAAGCTCAAAATTTATCCTGCCGATTCTGATTAATTGTTCATCTATATCAAGTAAATCACGAACAAATATAGCAGTTTTCTTTAGATATGTGGCTACCATGGCATCGACTCTTTTGTTTCTTCTGCGATTGCGTTATAAAAGCCGTAAAAACTCCAATTACCGACTGAAATCATTACATAATTCTTGTTGTTATAGCTTATGTATTCACCTATATTTAACGGGCTTTGGCTGTGTATCTCGATATATTCAAGCGTCCAATCAAGGGTATCTTTGTTTATTTTTTCCTTGTCAGCTGGCTGAATTGTGCAAGGCTGAGTCCTTTCGTCTACGTCAATAACTTCCTCAAAATCAACCGTGGTTCTGGTTATGGTATAAATGCTTATATCTTGCTCAAATTCTGCAAATATATCGGAGAAATTAATCATTTCTTACCGCCCATGTGATGGAATTTCTTAATGTTCCTGTATCTATAAGGGGTTGACTGCTGCCTTTTTTCTCTATTGTTGCAGCAGACAAAGGCTTCCATTCTCCATAACCGCCTGTTACAAAAGCTTTTGCACTTATATTTCTTGCTTTTACTCCAATAATATTTAAAGCTTTTTCCACTTTTACGCCTTGCTCTGCAATCGCCCTAAATTGATTTTCGGTTGTTTTATTTATTGCGTCTTGATTTTTAGAAAAAGGTGCTCTTAAAAAAGAACGTCTCGGGACTCCAACACCATATTCATGCGACGCCCCGACTGTAAAAACTGTTTCGCCATCGCCGTAAATCTGCCCGCCAACTTTTTCTTTAGGCAATCCAACCGCAACATGTTTTTTTGATAGCTGTTCAAGATTTTTTTCAAACTGTTTAGTTTGTTTTAAAAATTGTTCCGGCTTCATACAAAGTACGCTCCTGCACGGCTGCGGATTAACATTAAGTATCTTGCCCCATATTTCGTGGACAAAAACCAAGACTCAAAAGAGTTCGACGCTGAGTAATCGGCATAAGAAACAGATACGTTTCCAAATGATTTTGAGCTTGCCCCCTTAACCGAACTTGAACCGCTGTTTTTTTCATTAACGAGCAAATGAGCAAGCAAATTTAAGATGATTTCTTTATTTTCGGTATATTCCCCTTTAAAATATGCTGGGTAAACACCTTCTAAAATAGGAATGTATAAATCGGCGTCTGCCGTCGATATTTCAGGGAATCTTGCCTTGAAATCATCTAAAATTGCCATTATTTAATCTCCATTAATCCAAGTTCAAGCTGCCTGTTAATTATTTTTAAGAGCTTTGGATTTTTTGACTCGTAATCTGTAAGCTCTTTTTCTCCAGCGGCTTTTATTTCAAGTGTGCCGACTTTGAAAAAATGTTTTGTTTTATTTACAACAACTTTATTTTTCTTTTTAGCAGGTGCTTTTTTCTCGGCCTCCTGCTTTTTTTCTTCCTTGATTTCTTCTGTCATTTTGAACCTTTCTTATAGTCCGGTCAGGATTCTTGCCCCTGCATCTTCAAGCACGTCAAGACCTGCGATTCTATACTTAGAGTCAACTCTATAATCGAAAGATGAAACCTTAATTATTTCCCCAATTGTGAGCGGCACAGGAATTCTCATCTTCATAACTTCGTCTGAGCTTGAAAAAGCAACGGTTGCACTTGCACCCCCAACATCGTTAGCCCTAAAAGTCTGAATAAAGGTTACTGTTGGGAAATTATCCTGTAAAGCTCTCATTACTGATTTTGTCCCGCTTGCAGTGTCAAGAATGTTGGTCGAAAGAACGTTTGCAACTGAAACAGGCATAACAACACGGTCAGCCATATAGCCAGGTGTATTATTAACAGAATCCCACTGGTCAGTTATAAGGGCAGCGATTTCATCATAGCTTTCTCTTGCTGTAAGCGTCCCGATTGCCCCGGTTGCTCCCCCCGATGTAAAACCGGAATAATTAAGAAGTCCTTCCGAGTCTGCCGCATCAGGTATGCCAAGGTATCCGATAAGGTCAACATCTCGCTGATAAATCTTATTATGCGTTGAAATATAATTGCTTACAAGGTTGATATTCTGCAAATCAGCCTCTTTCACCTCGTCCTCGTCCCATGTTGAATGTGCTTCACGTACCATAACTCTTAGGGTTGAATCTTCTGCGGATAGGCTGATTTTTCCCTTGTTGCTTGATACATCTCCAGCATTTGTAAATCCGCCCTGCTCGATAAGTCTTAAAGACTGAATTCTTCTTGCGTAACCGCCTGAATTGTCTGCGGTAATGCCTGAATTTACAAAGCTAAGCTCTGGATATAGTTTTTCAAAAATCTTTGGATCAACCTGTGTAAGATTTCTTGAAAGAACTACACCGGCGGCAGCGTCCATGAATCCGGGCTGCTTGTCTGAATCCATGAATTTTTTAAAACTTTCGATATTGTAAAGATTTCCTATTTTCATTTTTAACCTCTTTTTTTAGTATAGTCTGATTAACCAGATTCCGTCTGTTACTTCTTCGATAAACTCGCCGCTTACTTCAATGTCTGTGTTTGTAGCTGTTGCAAGTCCATCGTTTGCATCACCTGCATTTGAAGCATATACAGTCCCAAATTTAGCAGGAGTTTCGCCCGCTTTAATTCCAACCGTCACAAGCCCCTGTCTCATGTATTCAGCTTGCTGGTATAGCGTTTTATCAACTGCGTCAGCATCCTCCAAAGCTCTCGCGGCACTTCTAACAACCACCCCCGCAATAACTGGGGTTAACGAACCGTCAAGATTGTCTATGCTGCCAGTGTCAAGTTTGGCAAATCTGCCTATTTTAAGGCCGTCCTCAAAAACTGTTGTGGAAAGAATAATGTTATTATCTCCCCACCTTTCGCCAGATTTTACTTTTTGAATATCGCTCAAAACATCGCTTGAAAAAGCCATTTTTACAGCTCCTTATTTTTTAGTTCATCAAATTTTGATATTGAATTATCGCCAAAATTAGCGTAATTACTTGATTTTTTTAATAGTTTGAATGCCAGCGGCAATTCTGAATCTTTAAATTTTTCTGTTGTTTCAGTCGCAAGGCAATCCCGCATGACCTGTTCAGCTGATTTATCCTTGAAAGAATAAGTGTCCGGCAAGAACGTTTTTGCTTTGTCAATAACGCTTGAATACATTTTAAGTTTTGAATCAGTAATTTTCTTAACTTCGGATTCAACTTTTTTCTTAAAATCTGCATCAGAAAAAGAGTTTTTATCTTCTTCTTTTTCCTCGTCTTCGATGTCTTCCTTTTTTTCTTCCGGGTTTTCTTCGTCTTTCATTTCTTCGCCGGAGTCTTCATCTTCAATTTCAGGTGCAGGGCCTTCTTCCATTTCAGGGCTTACCTCTTTTGCTGCTGCTACAATTTCTTGAAGAGCTGGGAGTAATTCCTGGATTTTTTCAATCGGAACGCTCCTGATTGCCTCAGGAAAAGCCGTTGCAAGCTCTACTATCTGCTCAAGGCTCATACCACCTTCAGCATCACAAAAAGCCTTGTGTAGTTTCATTTTAACCTCTTCTTGTTTTGGTTTTTCTTTTCGTCTGTCGATGAATGAGCACAAATGACCGCATCTACCCGCCTGAACTGCTGCAAGATGATGAGGTATAATATCCCGTTGCTCATAGTCATATATATTATGCGGTACTAATGTCGCAGCATAACCAAGAGACAATTCAGTTTTTTCAGCTATGCTGAACAATATTTCATCGTTCAATTTTAATGTGTTTTTTATTCCGAGTCTTGCGTCTGTTT